GAACCGGTTACCTACCGCACCAACCGAGAACGTCGGCCCCATGCGACTAGCAGCGCCGGTAGGTTCGAAGGCATCGCCCATATTGCGGGGGTCATTCGTACGGCGCGTCGAACCCATATCATCACGCGGACCGTACGAGTCGCGGCTGCCGGGGGGCATACGGTAGTCGGGCATTACGCAACCTCCTTCTTGGTGTTAACGATCATCGGGTAGAGCACGTCGGGGCCGAAGTTGCCCTCGTACTCCTGCACGCCCATGTGGCCGAGCTTGATGGTGGGGTCGATCCAGACTTCGTAGCCTTCCTCGTGAGCCCGGTCACAGAACAGGTAGTCCTCGCCGATGTAGCCCTCGTCGGTCTTCATGAAGTCGAAGATGCACGGGACGGTGCGCTTGGTGCGCTCGTCGTAGTACCGCCACTCAGGATGCTTCTCGTCGAGCGTCACGAACACGTCCCTGCGCACCATCATGAACGCAGTGGCTACGCGCTTGGCTCGGACAAGCCCCATACCGTTCATCGTGAGCTCGCCGTTCTCGTCGTAGTCGAGAGTGGTGATATAGGTCTTGGGCACGCTACGCGTGCGCGGGACACCCGCAACGATACCCTTCTTGGGGTCCGAGGTCCACGCCATGAGCCGAAGGATGTCCTCCGGCTGGAAGTTGATATCTGCGTCGATGAACATGAGGTCCGTGCACTGGGACTCCAGCATGTCCTGCACGAGCAGGTTGCGAGCACGGGAGACAACCGAACAGCCGCAAATGCTGCCGATCTGGATGTCGATCCCGTGCTGCGGGGCGAGTTGGGCAAAGCGGGCTAGCGAGATAGCCAGCTTCAAGGAAACCTTGAAGTCATACGCTGGGAGCGCAATGAACACACTGCGCCCAGCTAGATCATAACCCTTCTCGTTCTGCATAAGTCACCCGTAGAAAATGGTAATGGAGCTAGTGTTGGTCACCGTACCATACAGTCCACTTTCAGCAAGGATACCCTGACCCGGCAGGATCATATACACAGCCCCTTCGTTCGCCACAGTGGGGGTGTTGAGCGTCAGTAGGGTAGCACCAGCCTGACCATCGGTGATAACCACAGAGCCCGCCGAAGCGCCGCACAGAGCGTAAACGCCCCTGATACGGGTCCGGAAGGTGCAGTCAGCGTTACCCTGCGTCTTGAACACGCCCGTCGCAGCGAGCGGCTGGGTAGACTCAACGTCAGTTTGCATAGCCATAGGAAGGCCCTCCTATAGAGCTATTAGGCTGCGGTCGTGATGGCAGTCCACGTGGTCGAGCCGTTCGTATTAATATACGCGCGAGTCGAGGTCGAGCTACCATCCGTGCGGAGGTAAAGCGAGCCCTGAGCAGCCGACACCGTCGGAGCGCCCGAACCGAAGTAGATACCAAACCCTGCGGTCGAACCCATCTGGACGGCCTGAACACCGCCCGCAACGGGGGCAGTAGTGCTGTCAGCGGTCAGGTTACCGGGAGTGGAAAAGCCGTTTTCCGAAACGACCGGACCCGAGAAGGTAGTAGTAGCCATGAATTATCTCCGTGTAGCAGCACTGCGCCCATACCGTCTCTGCTACGTCTGCTAGGTCAGTCGGTACGGGCATTAGTCCCTAGGTGCGTATGTATATCATCCGCAAAGAAGAAGGGGAAGAGGTTTCCCTCTTCCCCCACCCCCTGTTCATCAGGTCGAGCCTGAAGTACCCCACATGCCGAGGGGATCAGACCAGCCGAACGAATAACGTTCGCGGGCCTTGTACCGGACGTTACCGGTATCGAAGTCACCGTCCATGCTCGTGCTCATCGGAGTACGAACGAAGTGCTTCAGACCGTTTGGCACGTCGGTGGTCAGGAACCACGCGTTCGTGTCGGTCAGGAAGTGGTTGACGGTGTAGCCTTCGGGGATCGAGCCGTTCGACTTCAGCGCGTTGATGTCGTTATCGGCAGTGCCGACACGCAGTTCCGTCTCAAGGAGGCGGGTAGCAACGAACATCAGGTTCGGCGGCACGATCAGCTTACGCGGCTTGGCTGCGATCAGCAGGCCACGTTCGTCCTGCCACGCAGCGATCTGAATAACCGCCGCTTCGAGCGACGTTTCGTTCAGGTCCGCCTGAGTGGTGGGACGGTTGCTGTTGGTGCCACCCGAGACCAGCGGGTGAGCAGTCGAGAACAGGGACACGCCGTCACCACCGAGGTAGTTAGAGCTGAAGCCGTTGTTCAGGACCGCAGCAGCCTTGGTCTGCTTGGTGTACGCCATGGCACGGGCCAGAGCCTTGGTATAACGAGCCGAGAGGCTGTCATACAGGTTGTCTTCGATGGCTTCTTCCGTGAGCGAGAACCCGAGGGCAATCGTCTCGTGGGTGTAGCGAGCCGTGAAGACTTCCTGACCGTTGTCGTAGGCGATAGCCGAACCTTCGTTCTTCACCGGCGCAGCCGAGAAGCCCGAGAGCTTGGTTTCTTCTTCGAACGAACGCTCAGAAGTCTCCGTGTCGAAGATTTCCTTGTGCTCTTCGCCGTAGCGCGAGTATTCGAGGCCGAACAGGGCGTTCAGTCCCGGCAGAAGCTCCTTGAGAAGCTGTGCGCGTGAAATTGCCATTATTCAGTCTCCTTAGACGCCAGTCGGGTTGAGGTACGGGTGCATACCCTGATTCCACTTGACGATGACCTCGGTATACGAACCGGGGAAACCAGCAGGCGAAGTTTCAGGGACAACGTCGATGATGCGGACCGGCAGCGTCGAAGCGGTAGCGCAGGTAGCGCTAATCGCCACGCGCGAGTCACCGTTAACGGTGCTGCCCGCGTTCTGCACCAGCGCGCTGTTCTCGCCCACGTTCGCGCGAGTGACGAAGCTGATGGTCGTGCTACCAGCGGTGCAAACCGCCGCCTTGTACAGAGCATCCGGATCGTCCTGCACGTAGGCAACGACGTCAGTGATGTTCGTAGTACCGGGGTAGAACTGACGGAAGGTCTTACCGAACACCGGATCGGTGTACGAGCAACCGAGGAACACACCTACCGGGGTAGCAGTGTTGGTGCCAGTGTCCTTGTCGAGCGTGCCCGAGCTATTCAGCTTCACGACGTCACCGAAGAAGATGGCCGTCGAAGAGTTGGTAGCAATCGGGATCGAACGAGTAGCACCGGCGAAAACCTGACCACCGATCAGGTTAACAGGGACCAGTCCATACGGACCGTCAACTGAGGGATACGGCATCGTTAAACTCCTAGTTTATTTGCCTGAACCGAACGATGTCCGCGTTTTACGCTCCTTGAAGAGCGGCATACGGGCATCATTCTCTCGCATGAAGTTGCTGTCCACGGAGTCACTCTGGCTCTGGGTCAGCTCTTCGAAATACTTCCGACGCTGTTCCATGAACTCATTGGGCACCTTGCACAGCAGCAGACCTGCGACTTCGATGTTGTCTTTGAAGCGGCTGTCAGCATCTACAAGCATCCGGAACTTCGGCTGCTCTTCGATACGGACCGGCTCCCAACCCTCACGGAGGGCCGAGGAGATGTTACGGGCGTCGTTCTGTCCGAGCGTAGACACACGCACCCAACGGTAAGTGTATCCGGGCTGTTTATCCGGCTCAGGCAGCGTTGATGCAGGCTGCCAGACCTTAGGACGTTCCGCTTCCTCACGAGATTGGCGAGGGGTACGGCTGGACGCGAGCACTTCGTCGATATCGTCCATGAGCTTATCACGAGTCATATTAATTCTCCGTCTTCATCACTTCGCGGGCATACTGTTCAGGGGTGATCCCGAACTTCTTAGCGATTGCCAGCTGGGACTTGGTGAGCACGATCTTCTTGGGGGATCGACTACGGGAAGCGGGAGCTACGACCGTGGGCGGCTTGGACTCACGCGAAGTGGGCTTGGCCACTTCTTCCCCGAAGTAATCGGGGAAACGACGGCGCATAGTTGTGTCTACTGCGCCCCAATATTCGTCGGTTCCCGCGTACTGCGGTCCCCGTTCGTTTATGAGCTTCTGGTGAAGCCCAAGAGCGGCTGCAGTCATTTCCGGGTCGGAGCCATACCACGTATTGCGCTCTTGCCACGCAACAGTCTTGGCATCCAGACGCGGAGTCTGCACCTGCTGTACTGGTTGTTCTACCTCAGGTTCGGGAGCCTGTAAAGTAGGACGGTAACTATTGATCTGCTGCAGCCTGTAGGCAGCATTACTCATCTTTTCTTGGGCGTCGGTCAGCTTTTCAGCATCGCCCGACTCGTAAGCCTCGCGGTACTCACGCTTGGCCCGCTCCATCTCGAACTCGGCGTTCTGCTTGACACTCCCGACGAGGGTCTGCTCACCGTGCGACAGGCTCTCCTTGAGCTTGCGGTTCTCCTCCAGCAGGCGCTGGGCAGCAGTAAGGGCCTCGGCCTTCTCGCGCGCTTCGCGTTCTTTCTCGCGGCGCTCGTCGTGCCAGACCTTCTTCATCTGCTTGAGACGCGTCTTGACCTTCTCGGAGTACTCTTCGAGCTCGTCAGCCTCAAGTTCGTCAACGATCTCCTTGGGCATGGGTTCACGCCCACGATCTTCCGGAGGAGTGTCGTCCTCTACGTCGATAATAGGCGCATCGGGCTCTTCGCCCTCGATCTCGAACTCGAAATCGTCGTCATTCGGCTTGGTAGCCATCTTACTTCTCCTTTGTACGAGTTACGCTCGTTAAGCGCGGGTGATACCCCGAGGGTCTTCGACAACTGCTTCGACCGAGTCATCGTTGATGATCCGGAACTCACGGCCATGGATTTTGACGCGGCTGCCAGCATGCGGGCGGGTGAGGATGAAGTCCCCCTCCTTGCACCACGGGCCGTTCGGGAAGCGCTTCTCGTCCTTGAAGGCATCCGGGCCGATCTTGAGCACGAACAGGACCGGGGTGGTCAGCTCTTCGTAGTGCTTGGTGATATCGGCCTTGAACAGGCCCCCAGCAGTCTTCTCGTCGGCATCAGGGATAGCACACAGGATGCGATAGCCCGAGGGCTCGGGCAGCTGCCTAGCCTTCCGCTCGTCCGTATCTGCGAGCACCGTGGCGTTACCATCGGCATCTGCTATCAGAAACTCTGGGATCGTAGGCAGAGTATCCACTTCTACTTCAGTCGTCATTGTCGTCCTCCACTCGCTGCGCGATCTCCATGATAAAGCTATTCGCCACCAGCAGACCGCGATAAATGCCGCAGGCGTACTTATAGGCACCAAAGTCAACCGCGTGGCCCATAGCCATGTCTTCTTCGATAACCTTAAGTTCTTCTCGTATCTTGTTTGAGAGATACTTCAGTACTTCAGTGTCCATTACTTATCCTTGGTTTCTGCCTTCTTGGGTGGGGCAGAGGGTTGTTGTGCAGCCGTAGCCTCCTTGGCGACTTGGACGCCGATCCGGAGACCCTCAAGCTGCTGTTTTGCGGACAGGTTGGCCTTGTCCGTAGAGACCTTTGCGCCAACCTGCAGACCCGCAATCTCCTTCTGAGCGGCGATGCGCTCGCGCTCGATGTCGAGCCTGTCGTTCTTCTCGGCAGCCTCGGCCATGAACTTCTGGGCCTTGAGCTGCAGCTCCTGCTGCTTGATCTGGAGCTCCTGCATCTGCATCTGGACGATGGGGTCCTGAGCCATCTGCTGGTTCTGCTGCTGCTGAGCCTCGGCTTGGTTCTTCTGGAGGAGCTGCTGCGAGGCGATAGCCGCCAGCCGCGAGACTGCCAGCTCGGTGTCCTCGTCCATCTCTGAGTCGGGCGGAGGCAGTGGCACACCGGCCTGTTCCTCGACCTGCTTGCGATACTCGAAAGCCAGATGCTCTGCGATATGCGCCTGCATCGCTGCCATCATGGTCTGGGCGTTGGGGTTCTGCCCCAGCATCTGCTGGATTTTGGGGTCCTGCATCGCCGCCATGTGCACTGCGAGGTGGGCTTGGTGGTCTTGGTAGATAAACGCCTTCACGGGCTTGCCGTTGATGACGTCCATGTTCTCACTGATCGGATCGCGCGGCTTGCGGTCCTCGTCGTCAACCAGCGGGACGAGCTTCTGGGCGTTCTTGATGCCCAGCACCTCCAGCATCTGCCGGTGCAGGTATGGCAGGTCGTAAATCTGCGGGGCCATCTGGGCCAGCTGAATGACCGCCTGATACTGGACGATCTTCTGGGCCATGGTAGCGGCGTTGGGGTCCGATACCGGGATGACCTCGACAGTGTCGTAGTCGCTCTTCTTGGCCTTGCGGCTGCCTTCTTCCGGCTCGTAGGGGTAGCTGTCCGGGGTGTAGTCGCGGATGATACCCTTCAGGAGCTTGAACTCCTGCCGCATCGCGTAATGAACACGTGCTTGCACAGCCGACATCATCTTCAGCGTGCGTTCGAGGATAGCTAGAGTCGTACCCACTGGAGCCTGACCCGACATGTCGCTGATCTTCATATCAGCGGCACCAGCGAACTTGCGGCCTTCCTCGACGATGGTCCCCAGCAGCTGGAACAGGACGCCCGACGGCTCCTTGTACGGCAGCGGCATGATGTTGTCGCGCATGGTCCCCGAGGCGACGTCCACGTCGCGCCACTCGGCAGGACTGATCGGAGTGTCGTCACCCTTGACGCGCAGACCCTTGGTCTTGAAGCCACCCGGCAGGTTCGACAGCGTGCCCGCATCGACCAGCTGGCGAATGATCGAGGTACCCGACTTTGCGAAGGCACCGATCAGGTGGATCAGGCCGAAGGCATAGAACCCGAAGCCGGGGACGTACGAGTAGTGTACGAAGTGGTTGCGCTTCAGCTTCTTGTCGTCTTCCGGGTCCCAGTTGCGCCGGATCGACAGTATGGTCATCGACGCCTTGTCGATAGTCACGACGTAAGGCAGGGCAACGCCGTCGTCGCTTTCTTCCCGGTACTTGTCGTCCTCAATGACGAGATCGACGTGCATCTCCAGCAGCTTGTACCGGTCGTCAGTCTCGGCCCGGAAGCCCAGCTTCTCGGCAATCGCCTTCTCAACCTCGTCGAGGGTGTTGGTCGGCTCCCCGATATCGACATCACAGTAGAACCCTGACGCCTGCAGCCGCTTGAGCTCGTTCGGAGTCTTGCGCATCACGTGAGTGACACGCTCAGCAGTCTCCAGACTGCTAGCGCCGTAGGGAACCACGACGTCATCAGCGGTCACGTACATCGCCACCTGACGCCCCAGCGCCGGGTCGTAGTAGACCTTCTTGAACGCATTACCCGCAAGGCCAAGGCCCCAGAGCATGCGCTCGTGCTCGGGTCGATACTCTACCATGACGTCAGTCAGCTGGTAGTTCATATCCTCTTGGACGCGCTGTGAGGCGTCACGCTTGGCCGGGGTTTCCCTGCCGATCACCTTGGTCCGCACCGGTCCTTGGGCCGGGAAGGTCTCCATCATGGTCTCGGCTTGGAACTTGACGACCGCCTCGGCCAGCAGTGGGTGGTAGACCCCGCATGCACCGGACCACGGCTCGGTCCGGTCCTCGATCTTCATCCCCAGCAGCTCAAGTCCGTCTACGTAGGTCTGTATCCAGTCCTTGCGGCTGTTGACGTCCTCCTCGAAGTCCCCGACCAGATCACCCGCCAGCTGGGCCAGCTGCGACTCGTCAAGGCTCTCCGCGAGGTTCTCGTTGAACTCCTCGTCCGCGATCTCGTCGAGGCTTTCTTCCTCGTCGAGCATGTCGTTACCGACCTTGTCTGCTACGCGCAGGACAGTGCGCAGTGCCTTGAACAGTCCCATCACTTCTTCCTCTTTAGAGTAGCCCGGTTGGTGGCGGGATTATAGGTGTACTTCTTGGCTGCGTGTCCGCTGCGCTTAGCCGCCCGGTCAATCGCGCGCTCTTCTGCGGTCATAGCATCGCGCTTACGACCTTTAGCCGTCAACTTACCCTTGGCGTCCATATCACCACGCTTCTTCAGTAGCGCATAGGCGAGGGACTCATCACCAACCTGCGCCGTGAGGCGTTTGGCTAGTACTCCCTTACCCATGTGCTTCTGCGTAACCACTAGTAGTACCCCCGGTTGCGGTTTGACTTGAAATACTGGATTTCGTCTGGCTCGTCCAGCGCACTACCTACGTAGCCACCTCTCCGGAAGCGGTGCATGGCCATAGACACCGTATCGACATAGTCGTCGTGAGAGCCTGCTGGGAACTCGGCAACCTCGTCAATCACCTCTTCGGCCCACCGAGTAGCAGGTGCCCATACCCGTCCAGAGGCAAAAAGGTCGCTCACACCGTTCAATCGGGAGATTTTGTCGTTCCCCCGAGTCGGAGTAAACTCCTGCACTGGTATCCCCATAGCGCGCATCTCGTAGATCAAAGGCGCACCTGAAGCCTTCTTCTCGATTATCACGCTGTCCGGTTCCCACTCTCGGTACTCCTCGACCGCTGTGCGCTTGAGCTCGGGGAACTCCATGCGGTCTCGGAAGGCATTGAGCAAGATGATGTTCGCCTGCTCCACTCCCGTGTCGTCAGGGCGGTAGAACACCCCCCACGTCGTGCAGGCACTGTAGTCAGCGCGCTGCGTCTTCTCGAAGGCCGTATCCCAGCTCTGGAGGACGAACTCGCAGCTCGGCGGGTCCTCGTGCGGCCACTCCTGCCACCACTCTCTCTTAACAATAGCCGCAGACTCGGAGACCGGGTTCTGCTGGTACTGGGCCATCCACTTGCTGTTCGGGACGTCTCGCTTGACCTTGAGCAGCTCCTCGATGGACCAGAACTCAGGCCACAGCGGGTTGCCCGAGGGCAGGATGGCCGGGAACTCGATCACTTCCCACTCGCCAAGGCTGTCGTTGGCAGCTGCGTCCTTGAGTATCTGCCCAGTCAGGTCCCTTTTAGACCAACGTGTCATCACGACGACGATAGCCCCACCCGGCTGGAGACGCTGACGCGGCCCTGAGGTGTACCATTCGTAGGTTTTGTCGTAAATATCCGGGTTTACTTCGGCAAGCGCGGCTTCCTGCTCCGAGTGCGGGTCGTCGATGATGAGGACGTCTGCACCTTTACCGGTAACGGCACCGCCAACACCGATAGCGAAATAGTCCCCCTTTTCGCTCGTGTTCCACCGTCCAGCTGCTTTACTGTCCGATGCCAGTGTAAGATTAGGAAATATCTCCTTGTAAGCGTCCGTATCGACCAAGTTACGGACCTTACGACCGAAGCCGACGGCGAGCTCCCCGGTGTGGGAGCACTGGATGACCTTCTTATGCGGGAACTTCCCCAGAAACCAAGCAGGCAGCAGATAAGAAGCAAACTCGGACTTAGTGTGCCGAGGAGGCATATTAATAATAAGCCTCTTGCACTCGCCCCTAGCCACCCGCTCGAACGCATCAGCCATCTTCGCATGGTGCCGCCCCCCGATAAACGTCGGCCAGACCTCCTTGACGAAGGCCATGAACTTGCTCTGGGCGAGATTGCGCCGTTTCAGCTCGCTCAGCCGCTCCAGCTCGGCCAGCAGCTGCTCCTGCTCGTGGGCAGGCAGCAAGTGGAGGATTTTCGGGATGTCCTTGAGGGACACGGGGGCGGCAGTGGAGGCCATTACTCGCCCTCACCCCCGTCCTTCTCGGCCTCTTCCTCCACTTCCGTGAATTCACCCTCTTCGACGTAGGTCAGGCCCAGTTCCTCGTCGAGGTCCATGCCCAGAGGCTTCATATCAACCATGTCGGCGTTCAGCAGGCGCTTGACGCGCTCCTTGATCGCGTTTTCGAGGCTCTCGGGGCTGTTATAGTTAACGTTGATCTCGCTGCGCTCGGTGAACAGGCCCACGTCCGAGTGCTTACCCAGCAGCTCAATCGCCTTCAGCTCGTACTTGGTCTCGCCGCAATCGGCTATTTCAAGCAGCTTGTTGGTCAGCGCAGCACGCACCGTGTCCGCATCGAAGGCACGGGACTGGCCGTAGGCCCTGAGGAAACCCGCAGCACCGATAGCAGTGGGCAGGTTCTTGAGAGGGGCGGTCTTGTGGTCCTTCAGGACCGAGTCGAGGAGCTTTTTCTCCTCCCCAAGTGTCGCCGGGTCTACTTCAATAGGCGCACCGAGCGCCTCCAGTAGTTCCGCAGTGTTAGCAGCAGACGTCAGCTTGGCTGCAAAGTCGTCAATCTCCTCCGGACTGGTGTCATAAGGCACCGGGTACTCGTCGGTAGGCTCGATCTTCACAACAGGCATGAGTGCAGCGTCC